GTAATGGTGGTTCAATTCATATAGCTCCTTCTAAACGAGGTACTTTTACAGCTGCTGCAACTAAACATGGTATGGGTGTTCAAGAGTTTGCTGCAAGAGTTCTTAGAAATAAAGATGACTATTCTCCTAGTTTAGTAAAGAAAGCTAATTTTGCAAGAAATGCTAGTAAATGGAATCATTAAATTATAATTGATATGTTTAGTTATAATAAACTATGCGAACAATATGGTAAAGAAGAAGTAGATAATTATTTAAATGAAAAAGCAAATAAAGTAATAAATAATTATTATGCTAATAAATTAAAATAAAAATGAATAATATTCTTATTATAAAAGTTAATAATAATAATTATTTTATTAATAAAGAAGAATGGAATAAACAAAGAGCATTTAGAATAAAATGTGAAAATACTTTTCCAAGAAAAGTAAAGATATAATTTAACTTGAGTGCATTTCCAAGTTAGTCAAAGTCCTGCTTATGATGATAAATCATATAGTGGGACTTCTTTTATGTTTTTGTATATATTTGTAAGCCATTTTAAACAATAATTTTATATATGCCTGAATAACTTATCGAGTAATAAATTTTTGTTTGTGAATAGAATAAAATAACGTTAAATACACATAAAATCAATATCTTCTTAAATATGTATTTTAACCGCCCCGTAGAAGAAACTATTGTTTAAATTTATATTATAGCAGTAGTAATTATATACATTAATGTTATTATTCTATCAAATGTTAATTATATTAAAAATATTTGCATAATAGAAATTATCTTATTATATTTGCACCCAAAAGATACATTAGTATTTATAATATTAAAAGTAATAAAACTATGAGTGAAATTAAAAGTACACCTAACATTGATTTTGGAGATGGACCTTCACAAAGTGTAGATAATAACACTAACCCATCTGTTGCAGCAAATGATATAACTGGTAATCAACCAAAGCCAGGTGAAGTAGATATTACTGCTGCTGACAATAATAACAATAACAACAATAATAATAATCCTAATCCTGAAGGAAATAATAATAACAATCCTGAAGAAAATAAGGATAATGGTAATGAAACAGCAAACCCTTCTACGGGGGAGCTAGAGCCAGGTACTATTATTAATTTTGATGGTCAAGATTATACCGTTTCTGAGAATGGTGATATTGTTGATAAGGATGGTAATGTTTTCAAAAAGGCTGATGAAGTTAAAGCATGGCTTGATGAAAATAATGCTGTTGATAATAATAGTCTTGAAGGTATTTCAGTTAAAGATATTATTGAAAATGTTGGCATAGAAGTAAAGGATGAAAATGGTAATGATATAGAATTTACTGACGATAAAGAAGGATTGAAATCTTATATTGAAGCTGTTGCTCAACTTAATAGAGATGAAGGTGCTTCTTCAAGTCTTAATTCTTATTTTGCTAATAATCCTATAGTTAAACAATTTGTTGATTATATAACTGTTAATGGTGGTGACCCTACAGGTTTTGGTCAAATTCCTGATAGAAGTGGAATTACTGTTGATAAAGATAATGAACTTCAGCAAGAACAAATTATTCGTGTAGCAGGTAAAGAACTTGGTATGAATATAACTGAAGCATATCTTAAATATCTTAAAGATAGCGGAGGTCTTTATGATGAGGCTGTTAATCAGCTTCAAGCTCTTGTTGAAAAAGATAAAGATGTTCGTACTAGAATCGAACAAAATGCTGCTCTTCAACGTAAAGCAGAAGAAGATGCAGTTCGTGCTTATTGGGAGAATGTTAATAATGTTATTAGTAGCAGAAAAATTGCTGGGTATAAAATTCCTGAAAGTTTCGTTAAAGAAGTAAATGGTCAGAAGATTAATTTAACTCCTGATGATTTCTATGACTACCTTTATAAAGCAAGAGAAGTTGATGCTAATGGTAACAAAATAACAGGTTATCAAAGAGATTTAGATAAACTTACTGATGAAGAACTTTTGAATAAAGAACTTCTTGATGCCTGGCTTATGTTTACTGGTGGTACATATAAAGATTTAGTTAATATGGCTGTAAAAGAACATGAAGTTCATAAGCTTGTTGTTAAGTCTAAACAAAATCGTGCTGCTAGAACAATAAAGATTAATAAGCCTCAAGAGAAAGGTAACGTTAATAGTATAGTTTTTGAATAATCTCATTAACTTAATTGTTTTATAAAAAATTTATTAATTATGTACAAACTTAGAGAAGTATCTCGTGGTGTTTATGATGACCGCGGTTATTCTAATGAAGAGTCAATAGCTAATCTTATGATTGCTAAACCTGCCGAAATTAATAAGATTTTGACTTATACTTTTGGTATGGATGATGACCGTTTTCCTCTTACATTCCTTACAGAAGGTCAGGGTAATGTTGGTACTGTTGATATTGATGGTGAACAGTGGACTTGGAAGACTATGGGACGTATGAAATTTAGTGATAGTGTTCTTTATTTTGACACAACTAATACTACTCCTGGTAAGGGTGGTGCTATGTTTGATGTTGAATTTAGCACTCATTGGCTTATTGAGCAGTATGGTCTGCTTGCTCCTGATGGTCACACTCAGGTTCGTATTATGAAGGATAAAGGTCCTGGTGCTCATGGAGGTTATGTTTATACTCTTAAACTTTGGAGTCCTAATCCAAATGCTTATGTTAATACTGATTTGCTTGCTAAAGGTAAATATTGGAGTATGACTGCTCCTACTGTAAGTGCTTCTTATAGTAAGGGTAATCGTTCTAATGTTATGGGTCCTGGTAAGATGACATCTCAACTTGAGTATCATCGTTATACTAAGGAAATTGCAGGTAACATTAGTAATCAGGTTGTTACTTATGAGTTTAAGACTGAAGGTGGTGGTACTACTAATCTTTGGATGAACGAAGAGATGCGCCAATTCAATATTAACAATCGTGTTATGGAAGAAGAGCGTCTTTGGTTTGCCGAATATAATAGAGCTGAAGATGGTGAAATTCGTATGACAGACCCTGATTCTGGTCAGCCTATTGGTAGTACATCAGGTATGATTGAGATTTGTCGTGAGTCTAATTATGATACTTATGGTGAGTATCTGCCTCTTGCTAAACTTAATCGTACATTTGGTGATATTCTTGATAAGGACACTGATAGTGGTCAGATGGAAGTTGTAGTAATGGCTGGTAAAGGCTTTATGGAAGACTTCGATATGGCTATTCGTGAAGATGCTAAGGGTGAAGGTTTTGCTACTCCTCTTGGTGATAAGATGATTGAGGACTTTGAGGGAGGTCTTTCTTATGGTAAGTATTTCCGTCGTTATAAGACACCTGATAATCATATTATTACTTTGAAGCATCTTGCATGGTGTGATAAGGGTACTGTTGCAGATAATGACCGTTTGAATGGTAATATTCATCCTCGTACAGGCAAACCTATGAGTTCTCACCAGGCTTTCCTTATTGATATGTCTACATATAATGGTGTTAAGAATGTTCGTAAGGTTCGTCAGAAGGGACAGATTTATCTTGTAGGTGTTGAAAAAGGTCTTACTCCAATTCCTGCATCTTGGGGTAGTGTTCCTGCTAATACTCTTTCTACTGAAGTAGACCACTCTAAATATCATATTAAGAATAGTTATGGTCTGCAAGTTAATAATAACACAAAGATGATGCAGTTGCAGTGTAAACTCTAATTATTAATATTTAAAGTCGAAGAATTATGGCTGATGAAATTAAAATAAATAATACGCCAAAAGAAGATTCAAATAATGGTGGTACAAGTGCTCCAGTAGCACCTAAAGTTAGCAATGAGGATTTAGAAGCTCCTTATACAGATAAACGTTCTATTACAATATCTCTTGTTAAAAATTATTCAGCTTATCGTAAAGCTAATCTTAAAGTTCTTGGTTTGAGACATGAAGTTATTGGTAGTTCTGTTAGGTCTTGTCGAGTTCTTTCTTCAAATAAGGGTGAAGTTGAAGCTTATTTTCCTCAACTTATTGGTTTATCTCCATCAAATCCTGACTTTGTAGGTAGAGTTAAAGCATATCTCTCAAATATTCAGTTGAATGTAAATAATGAGAATGTTACTCTTAATACATCGTTTATATATAATCATAAGAAAGATTATATAGCTATTTCAAAACAGGAAGATGCTATTAATGCTGAATATGATAAAGTAGATAGAGCTAATACAACAGCTATCAAAGAAGCTCTTAAGAAGAAGATTGATAGCCTTAATACTCTTGAAAGTACTAAATATAAATTTGGTCGTCCAGAAGATTTAGAGGATTATCTTATGTATCGTCATTGTCTTCTGTATCCTGATGTTGCTAAAGATTTGGCTCTTATCAATGAAGATTCTACTATTAGATTTTATATAAAGGATGAGGCAAAAGAAGCTGCTAGACAGAAGAAGCTTGTGGAAGAGAAGAAGCACGCAATGAAACACTTCGTAGAATTGTGTGGTACTGATAGTAAGTTTAATGCTGTATTTGTACAGGTTGCTATTAATCAGAACCTTATTCTTTCTGAAGCTATTGCTAAATCTAAAGATGAAAAAGAGAATATTCTTATTAATTATGTAAATGAAAATCCTGATAAGTTTA